GAGATAAATATCAACGTCCAGATAAACCTTGCATAACTTGCCCATTCTATAGACCTAACGAACAGTCCCCATGTGCCAAATATTTCCATCAATCGGAGTGCAAAGAATATTCAAATTGGTATAAGCGTAATGATAGTAAAAAGAATATCATGAAACCTATAATTGTAGACAATCTAAATGAACTTTTCAAGACTGGCTCTGTTACTGAAGAACTACAACACAACGAAGTATTTAAATTAATTGATGACAGCCTTCCTGTACAATATAGAGAGAATTACTTAAAAATGCTTCATGGGGACAAAGTGCCCAAAGCAGAACAAAGAGTCGTTATAGAACAAATTACATACATTTTAAAAGACCATCATGACATCTAAGATTCCTAAAAAGCGTGGACAGTTAGCATTACAAGAGCAAAAGTATATCAGGGAAAACTTTGGTAAACTTTCCATAGAACAAATAGCTCAACATCTTAATCGTAATACTCCCCCAATTAAAAAATACATAGAAGAAGCTGACATACAAGATACTGATACTCAAAAGATTACAGATCAATTACGACATAAACTTCATGCAAAAAACTTCTGGTCAGAAATTAAAAAACAGTTTGATGTCGATAGTGGAGAATTAAAGTATTTTGAAGACGTATGGGTTAATTTAGTCAAACAATTTCGTGAAGACGTACTTCCTGCAGAAGAACTTCAAATAAAACAATTTATAACAATCGATATACTTATCAATCGATCTATGAAAGAACGCAAACGACATATACACGACACTGAAAAGCTTCAAACAGAAGTAGATAGAGAATACAAATTATCAGAAAATGAACGAGATGCCGCAAAATTAACTAACTTAGAGACACAACTATCATTTGCCCGTAACAGTATAGCTAACTATACAAATGAATATACTAAACTATTAAATGAACAACAGAAAATATCCAAAGATCTTAAAGCCACCCGTGAACAACGAATTAAAAGAATCGAAGATGGTAAAAGTAGCTGGGTAGGACTTATACGAATGTTAGAAGACGAAGAAATACGAGAGAAACAAGGTCGTGAAATGGAAATCCTAAAAATAGCTACAGAAAAAGTGAAAAAAGATTTACAAGAATTACATACATACGCTGATGGCTCCATAGACAAACCCTTAAATTTTCCATCAAATGATTAGAAACTATAACGATCCCGAATATAAAAAATGGCGTAAAGATATATACAAGAGAGATAAGTTTACTTGTCAATGGCCCGGTTGTACATCTCATAAAAAACTGAATGCACATCATATAAAGAAATGGTGTAACTATCCCCACTTAAGATATGATGTTAACAATGGTATCACTCTCTGCTCAACTCATCATAAAAGCATTAGCAATATGGAAGAACTATATGAACTTAATTTTCACAACATATTAAAGGTCAATGGAAAGTTACGATAATATAAAAATAATAGTAGACACAAGGGAACAACAACCTTGGGACTTTGAATTTCATGAAACAGCAATGTCCAAACTGGATACGGGTGATTACAGCGTAGAAGGTTTAGAGGATATCTTATGTATAGAGAGAAAAAAAAGCGTTAGTGAAATTGCAAATAATATTGTAGAAAAAAGATATAAAGATTGGACTAAGCGTATGGCTAAATTTAAATACAAATTTATTATGCTAGAATTCGATCTTGATCAAGTATACAGATATCCCCGTATTCCCGATGTTCCTAAAAGACTATGGGACAAGATCAAAGTATCTCCTAAGTTTATTATTAAATGCCTTATAGAACTCCAAATATATTATGACATACAAGTTATTTTTTGTGGTGATCATGAAAACGCCCAAAATCTTGCATTATCAATTATGAAAAAGGTATATCAAAATGAATCTAAGAACTGAATTTGATGATGCATGGTTAGGTCTAGGCGATTTGTCTAAAATAGAGGTAGACAAAAATCCTATGATCGGAAGGAATAAACAGGAAATAGAAAAACCAGATCTTCATCTGCTTAAGATTGTAAAAGATCCTGATTATCTTGGGGCAAGTTGCAAGATGTTATTTGATATTGAGCTACATCCTATTCAAGTGGCGATTCTTCAGGAATTTTGGGTACGACCTTTTCCTATGTTCATTGCTTCTCGTGGTTTCGGTAAATCCTTTCTTATGGCATTGTATTGTATACTAAAATGTATATTTGTTCCGGGAACTAAGATTGTAGTTGTTGGTGCGGCTTTTAGGCAGTCTAAGATTATCTTTGAGTATATGGAAACAATATGGAGGAATAGTCCTATATTGCGAAGTATTTTTAGTGGCAATGATGATGGTCCAAGAAGAGATGTAGACAGATGCACTATGCGTCTAGGAGACAGTTGGGCAATTGCTATTCCTATGGGCGATGGAAGTAAGATTCGAGGTCTGAGGGCACATATTATTATTGCTGATGAATTTGCATCTATATCTCCAGATATTTATGAAACAGTTGTAGCAGGTTTTGCTGCTGTTAGTGCAAATCCTATTGAAAATGTAAAAGCTGAAGCTAAAAAAGAACTAATGAAGGAACTAGGTGTTTGGAATGATGAGCTAGAAAGTCTCACGAAAAAATCGGGAAATCAAGCAATTATTAGCGGAACAGCCGATTACAGTTTTAAACATTTTGCTAAGTATTGGGATAGATATAAAACTATCATAGATAGCAAAGGGGATCCAGAAAAATTGAAGGTACTATTTGGAGAAGTTCCACCAGAGAGTTTTAACTGGAAAGACTATAGTGTTATAAGGGTTCCATATGAACTTATCCCTAAAGGATTTATGGATGACAAACAAGTTTCTAGAGCCAAGGCTACTATTCATACTGGTATCTATAATATGGAATATGCTGCTTGCTTCGTGAAGGATAGCGAAGGTTTCTTCAAGCGTAGTCTGGTAGAAAGCTGTGTAGTCGATGATAAGGGAGGTGTGTCAATTAATGATAAGCCAATATTATTTGATGCAGTAACCAAAGGCAACCCAGATTTGCAATATGTTTATGGTATCGATCCCGCCTCAGAAAAAGATAATTTTAGTATTGTGATACTTGAATTACATCCTACACACAGTAGGGTTGTTTACGTATGGACTACAAATAGAACTAACTTTAAAGAAAGACAAAAAACAGGATTGGTAGATGAATTTGACTTTTATGGTTTTTGCGCAAGAAAAATTCGCAATCTTATGAAAATTTTTCCTTGTGCTAGAATAGGTCTAGATGCTCAAGGTGGCGGAGTTGCTATTGAAGAAGCGTTACATGATAAAAATAAATTAAAAGAAGGTGAAAAATTAATTTGGCCTACGATAGATTATAACAAAAGTAAAGATACAGATGGTCAAGCTGGACACCATATACTAGAATTAGTACAATTCGCACGATCAGAATGGACTGCTCAAGCAAATCATGGACTGAGAAAAGATTTGGAAGATAAGGCTTTACTATTCCCTAGATTTGATAATTTAACATTGGGTCTTACTATGGAAAAAGAAGGTCAAGATATTTTAGAAACAGATTTTAATCCAATATACGATAATACTACAGAATGCGTGCTGGAAATTGAAGAACTGAAAAGTGAGCTAACAACGATTGTTATGAGCCAAACTAGCACAGGTGCTGGAGCTAGAGATAGATGGGATACTCCAGAAATAAAGCTTCCTCATGGTAAAAAGGGAAGACTAAGGAAAGATAGATATAGCTCATTAATAATAGCTAATATGATGGCAAGACAATTTAGAAATCAACTTGAGGCTGTAGCATATGATGTTATAGGGGAAAATGCGAGAAATGCAGTTAAGACCAAGGGAGATATGTATAAAGGACCTCAGTGGTTTACTAATGGTGCAAATGACGATATTTACCAAGGAATTTATAGATAATGTGTATTAATTATACATAGTCCCACTACAGTTACATTACAATAGAATTATGCCAAAAAAATACCCAAAGAGCGATGCGATACACAATGCCACAACAGAACCTCAAGAGGCTTATGTCTTCTGGGGTGATGATGAAAAAAGCAGAGCAAAGGCTTTAGAAGAGTCTGCTGGAGCTTTAGAAGAATATGATGCGGTACAAAAGTCTACAGCAGGACAGAGGTTTAGATTAGACTATTCTAATTTAGATTCAAACACATCTGGAAGACCCGGTCTTACAAGAAGCGACTATGACTTTTTCAGGCCAGAAGAAGCGGTTCCAACTCAGAGCAAAAACATTCTAGCAAAAGCTGAAGAGATTTATCAGCGTGTTGGTCTTGTGAAAAACGTTATAGATCTTATGGGAGATTTTGCTGTACAGGGAATTAGAGTTGTACATAAGAACAAGAGAACCCAAAAGTTTTACCAGCGGTGGTTTGAAAAATGTGAAGGTAAGGACAGAAGCGAAAGATTTTTAAATAACCTGTATAAAAGTGGAAATGTTGTTATCAACAAACAGACAGCAAAGATTAACGAGATAGTTGAAAAAAAGATGTATCGTGGAGTCGGTGCTGCTGATCTTATTGTTAATGATTTAGGACAAGAAGTTGAAGTCAAGGTTATACCTTGGAAATATACTTTTATTGATCCGTTGTTTGTAGATGTGGCTAGTGGTCCATTAGCAGCTTTTGTTTCCAAAAAAGAATACGAATTAATTTTACCTGCTGGTATTAGGAGATTGATTAATGCTCCTAAAACAGATGCTGATAAAAAAATCATTGCAGATTTACCTCCATCTATTGTTGCAGCTGCAAAGCAGAAGCAAAAATATCCACTAGATTCAGCTAAGACTTTGGTCTTTCATTATAAAAAAGACGATTGGCAAAGCTGGGCTTTTCCTATGATTTACTCTATCATGGATGATATCACAGTAATTGAAAAACTCAAGCTAGCAGATATGGCTGCTCTTGATGGTGCTATTTCTAATATTCGTATTTTTAAACTTGGTAGTCTAGAACATAAGATCGCTCCTACTAAAGCAGCGACATCTAAACTTGCTCAAATTTTAGGGAATAATGTTGGTGGAGGTACAATGGATCTTGTATGGGGTCCTGATATTGAAATGATGGAATCACACACAAATGCACATCAGTTCTTGGGTGAGGGTAAATATGTTCCACATCTTAATGCCGTGTATGCTGGCTTAGGCATTCCTCCGACACTGACGGGTACTTTCGGTGCTGGTGGAACAACAAACAATTTTATCAGTTTGAAAACTCTCACCCAACGCTTACAATATGGCCGTGATGTTTTAGTTAGATTTTGGGCTAAAGAAATTGAAGAAGTACAAAAGGCTATGGGTTTTAGAGAACCTGCTAGAATTGAATTTGATAGAATGGACTTGAGTAATGAAGAAGCAGAAAAATCATTACTAATTCAATTAGCAGATAGAAATCTTGTATCTGACGAGATGATCAGAAAACGATTTGATCTTGATCCTGACATGGAGCACAGTAGAGTGGTCAGAGAAAACAAACAACGTAAAAGTAAGAAATCTATTCCTAAAGCTGGCCCATACCATGACGCTAATTTTGATAGTCAGGTTAAGAAACTTGTCGTTCAAAATGGCACAGTTACCCCTAGTGAAGTTGGCGTAGATCTTGAACCAAGAAAAGATGGCGAACAAACAGGAGTTGAGCTTAAACAAGCCTTAACCCAAAAACAAGACGACACACCTACAGGCAAGCAGGGAGAGGGTAGACCAAAAAACAGCAAGGATTCTGATCAGAGAAAAGAAAGAACCTTCTTACCTCAAACTGGAGCAAGTATTAGTATTTGGGCAACTCAAGCACAGGAAAATATTTCTGAGATAGTTAATCCTATATTTTTACAATTCAATCAAAAGAAAAATTTACGAAGTTTGTCTAATGAGCAAACTCAAGAATTAGAAAATGTCAAGAGTAGGATATTATTTAACATCCAACCGTATTCAGCTATTTCTCATCAGATCGTTCACAACATCCTGAATAATTGTCATGGAACTAAAATATCGTCCATCATGTCTAATTACGATAAGTGGAAAAATAACATTCAAAACAGCTTGAATAGATCTTTAACACTGGACGAACAGAAGTACGCTAAGTCTTCATTCTACGCCGTGGTGTATAATAAATAAAGAAATCTTACAAGAGGTATATGATGGTTATTTATGATCAAGAAAAAGACGACGGTATAGATATTAATCTTTTAACTAAGGGTTCTATCTCATATGCTAGTCATGTTGAACCTTGTGATAAAGACACACTTATTAATGATATTAAATTAGATAAAAGTATTGCAGGAATACAAGATAAAGATCTGTATTATGTTCAGTCTATTCTGGTAACCAGCAATTGGAATAAAAATGACGACATATTTGCTGCCGCAGAGATTTGGAAGGCTAAAGAAACACCAGAAGATAAGCCTACCAATCTTGAGCATGACGAAAGTATTATTATAGGACATATTACTTCTAATCAACCAATCACAGATGATGGCAAATTAATTGATCCAGAAACAAGTGTGGACGAATTGCCAGAAAAATTCCATATCCTAACAGGCTCTGTAGTATATTTAGGCTTCACTCAAGATGAATTAAGCCAGAGAGCCAATAAATTAGTAGCAGAAATTGAAGACGGTACGAAGTATGTGAGTATGGAGTGCTTCTTTAATGATTTTGATTATGGTTTAATTGATAAATCCACTGGTGAGTATAAAGTATTAGGTAGAGATAACGATAGTGCATATCTTACTAAATACTTAAAAGCATATGGTGGTAAAGGCGAATACGAAAATTACCAAGTTGGTAGAGTATTAAGAAATATCACTTTTAGTGGTAAAGGTTTTGTTGACAAGCCAGCTAATGACAATAGTATAATTTTTAGTAAAAGTATGCTAGACTCTTTTGTTGTAGAAAAAAACACAGTTTCTGAAGAAAAAGGTGTAGTAAAGAATAACCTCATTTCAACTAAGTCGGAGAAATTAATTATGAGCCAAGAAACATCAGTAGAATCTCTTGAAAAGAAATTTGACTCTTTCGTTGAGAGTCAAACCAAAGCAAGTGATTTTGAATCTCAGGTAGAGGACCTTACCACTCAGCTTGAGGTAGCGAATCAAAAAGTCGAAGCTCTTGAGTCTGAAAAGGCTGAAAAGCACGAAGAAGACGAAGAAAAGGCTACTAAAGAAGAAGAAGCCAAGAAAGAAGCGGAAGCCACAGACGAAGAAGAGTCTCGAATGGTTGACGCTATGAAAGAAGAACTAGCACAAGTTAAGAGTGAACTTGAAGCGATGAAAGAAGAGAAGGCTACTAAAGAAGAAGCCACTGTTCTCGAAGCTCGCATGAAAGACCTCGCTGATGCTGGTGTAGCCGAAGAAGATACAGAAGCCTTATTAGCCCTTTCTGATGAGCAGTTTGCTTCAGTCGTTGCTTTAATAAAAAGCTATTCTAAACCTGTAGAGGAAGAAGAAGCAAAGAAGCATGACGAAGAAGACAAAGAAGAAGATGCTGAAGCAGAAATGCCACCAGCTCTTAAAGAAGCTTTAGAAAAGAAAGAAAAGAAAGCTGATAAGTCCGATAAAGAAGACAAAGCTGAAGAGTCCGTTGCTGATGCAGAAGTTTTGGAACAAGTAGAATTTGAAGACGACGTAAGTCTTGCTGTAAGTGAAGAAGATTCCGCTGAGGCTGAATTACAAAGTACCCGGGCAGCTTTGATTGATTTTGTAAAGTCTAGACTAGAAATTACTAAGTAAGGAGAGAATAAACATGGCTCTTAAAGCAGATCGTATCGAAACACAAACTGACGTTTCATTCTTCATGGATGAGACAGCCACTCGTGGCGTAATTTGCACTGTCAGTAGCGGTGGTAGTGGCGTATCTATGGACGACGCAAACGCGAAGGTCACAGCACGCAACGCAGCAGCTAGTGGTAGCAAAGTCGTAGGTGTATTGTTGAATGATGTTGTTAACCTTGATCTTACAAGGCAGCACATCAATTTTCATCAAGATGAAGTACAAAAGGGTAGCAAAGTTACTCTACTTCAAATTGGTCAAGTTACCACTAATAACATTAGTGGGACTCCTGCTGCTGGCGATCCAGCATATCTTGGAGTAAGTGGAGTTTTCTCAAACGCTGCTGTCGATGACAACACCGGAAAAGAAAAGAGCTACTACAGAGTTGGTCGTTTTCTTAGCGGAAAAGACCAATCAGATTACGCTAAAGTCGCCATCAACATCGCCTAATGAAAGGGAGAAAAATAAATGTCAGATACTAAAGTTTTCGAACCAACACCAGAATTGACTGAATTGCTTGTTCGCTCAGGCAGTAGTCGTAAAGAGGAGTCCTTAGCTGCTTCTGCGGAATTTGCTAAAGCTCTTGAGTTACCGCTTCGTCAAGGTGTACTCAGTGGTAATATTCTTGATGGTATTTTCGAAGCAGTTCGTCTTGCTCCGGGTGCCACTCCAGAATTTCCACTCGATTTTTTAACCCCGGGCAACGAAAAAGATTTCGTAGCCTATACCATTCCTAATCATGGTTACGTGCCAGAACGACACGTTGAAGGCGATTACGTCATGGTTCCTACTTTTGATATCGGTGCAAGCATCGACTATCTTTTAAAGTATGCTCGTGATGCTCGCTGGGACGTTGTTGGTCGTGCTATGGAAGTCCTTGAGCAGTCCTTCGTCAAGAAGATGAATGATGATGGTTGGCACACTGTAGTTTCTGCAGGTGTTGATCGTAACATCGTCGTCTTTGATGGTGATGCAGCTGCTGGCCAGTTCACCAAGCGTCTTGTAAGTCTTATGAAGACTGTTATGCGACGTAATGGTGGTGGTAATTCAACAAGCAACAACCGTGGTCAGCTTACAGATCTTTATGTCTCACCAGAGGCTATGGAAGATCTTCGCAACTGGGGTGTTGATCAAGTTGACGAGGTAACTCGTCGTGAAATTTATGTCTCGGATGATGGCGGTGGTGCTGTCAATCGTGTCTTTGGCGTAAATCTCCATGATCTTGACGAGTTGGGTGTTGATCAAGAATACCAGTTATTCTACAGTGCTACACTCGGAGGAGCTATGGGCAGTGATCAAGAAGTAGTGGTGGGTCTTGATCTTCGTAAGCGTGATTCATTCATCATGCCAATCCGTGAAGAAGTACAGATCTTCGAAGATGATACCCTTCATCGTCAGAAGAGAGCTGGTTTCTACGGATACGCCGAGCAGGGTTTTGCAGTACTTGACAATCGTCGCGTATTGCTCGGAACTCTATAATCTATAATTTATAGATCATGGTTTATTGAAGGGCTGGGGTTTCCCAGCCCTTTTTTTATATTAGGTGTATACTTGTATATAGGATGAAAACCACTAAGGGTAAAATACTTATGGCAGCCAGTCAATACGATTTTAAGATCGAACAAGGATCTTCTTTTAAATTACAACTAATTTATAAGGACTCTAATTCTAATCCTATTAATTTAAGTGGCTATTGCGCTAGACTTTCTTGGAATACCAATTTGAATGCAGCTCAGTCATTTAGTACAGAAAATACAGATTATTCTACTTATAAATTCCAAATTGATTCACCTACTACTGATGGTAAATTAACTTTCTTTTTACCTGCATCTACTACTAATGGGTTTAACTTTTCTAGCGCAAAGTATGACCTAGAGCTACAAACACCAAGCGATTTGTACTCTGGTGGTGGAAAAGAGATTTTAAGAATATTATATGGCAACATTAATTTAACTAAACGATATAGTAAATCTACAACATTACTATCTTGCTCGGGATAATATTATGGGTTTTCAAATAGAATTACCAGAATCAGATACGAATATACTTTCGATATCAACAACTTTTGGAACAACACTTGAGAGCGCAATAGATACTACTGGAATTAGAAATGTAGATATTATTGAGAATATTTTTGACAGCAATATAGACTCAGCTAAAAAAAGTCTACAAATTGAATCAGATATTATTAGAACAACTACTAATATTATAGACTTAGAAGTTTCTCAAGATGTTGGTGTTGATATTATAAACAATGTTGACTTTTTAGGTACAATAAATGTAACAAGAATAGAGGGACTACAACACTATTTAGATTACGACTACTGCTATAGCTTAGACTGTGGTGGCCCAACAATTACTGGAGTGTGTGTATAATGGGTGCTAATTCAATAATTCAAGTTCGAAGAGGACTTCTTAGCGAATGGAGTGGTATAAATCCAACCCTAAAGGGTGGTGAGCTTGGATACGAAACAGATAAGAAGAGAGGTAAGATCGGAGACGGGTCTACTGCTTATCTAAATTTACCTTATGTTATCGGTACTGGAGTCCAATCTGGTGGCGGTTTAGGCACTGTAACAGATGCTTTTAAATTTATTCAAGTAACCGGGGGTCCAATTATAACCGCAAGCGGTTCTGGCTCTATTTTAAGTGTTACAGGTGTCTCTCCTTTAAATATTGTTGCTAATACAGGAACTAAGACTTTATCGTTTAATATTAACGAATTACGAACAACAGATATTATAAATTTTAATACTGGCGTTAGAAATGTAGTCAGTACAGAATTATTGGACGGTCAAGGAATTAATCTTGGATATAATGCTATTGATGATATTCTTACCATTAATACTTCTGGTGTCCCTCTTTTTAATTCAGATGGAACCTTAACTTTAACTGGTGGACTAACTGTTCAATCAGATACCTTAATTCAGGGTAATTTGACAGTTGCTGGATCTAGTATTTCAACGAATAGCACTAATGTTAATATTGGTGATAATTTAATCACAGTTAATGTCAGTGGAGCTGTTCCCAGTGGTGGCCTAAGAATTTATAGGTCTGGAACCACTTCTCCTTCAGGTTTTGTCACAATGTTGTGGAATGAAAACACTGATAGGTTTATTTTTAATGGGGGTAGTGGAAATGATGATGTAGTTCAAGCAGGAACATTTATTGGTAATCTTAGCGGTATAGTTAGTGGTATACTCGTGGGTACCTTAAGTGGTAATGCTACTAGTGCATCAACTATCTTTGTTAGTGGTCAAGACATTAATGATATTAGTACTCGTATTTTATTAACACCAAGCACTACTAGTGGTAATGTAACAGTCGTTACTGATAGTGGTTTGGTGTATAACGCTACAACAAATACTTTAACGACCACAAGTTTTGTTGGAAATCTAGTTGGTACTGGAGATGTTTCTACTAAAAGTATTTTAACTCCTACATCTACCAATAATAAGTTTAATATTGTTCTAGCTAGTGGTACTGGCAGTCCGGGTTCATTATTTTTAGACACTAACACACTTCTATATAACCCAAATACAGACACTTTATTTGCTAGCACTATTAGTGGCGTCGTAATTTCAGGATCTCCATCTCTCAGTCTAGGTCTACCTAATGCCAGTTATAAAATTCAACATTTTAATATCAATAATTGTAGATTAGACGGAGGCAGTCCGTAAAAAGGAATATTAATGTCGAGGAATAATCTTATACAATTTAGGAAGGGAACCTTTGCAGACTTTACAGGCATCAACCCTGTTCTTGCAAGTGGTGAACCCGGATATGCTATAGATACTAAAACCTTAAAGATAGGTGATGGTACTACTGCATGGAACAGTTTAGGATCACTGTCTGGTTTAGGTATAGATAATGTGGTCGAAGACCTTACTCCACAACTTGGAGGTAACTTAGATTTAAATTCTCAGAATATTAGAGGATCTGGTAATATTTCTGTAATTGGGAATGTTGATATTACTGGTAATCTTGATCTAGATGGTAATGGCACATTTAATAGAATTGGTATAGGAACAGATGGGCCAACTGTTGGCTTACAAGTAGAACAAAATAATATTACTTTTAACGATGGTGGTGGAAATTTTGATTTTAGGGTCGAAGGAGACACAGACCAGAATTTATTCTTTACTGATGCTAGTACTGATAGAGTAGGTATTGGAACATCTTCTCCTCAGACATTGTTAGATGTAAGTGGAACTGTAACAGCTAGTGGATACTCTATACCTAATCAATCTGGTTTCTTAAAAGCTAATGCTATAGTTGACAATAATATTTATGCCACAACAGGTTTGTTAAATATTGTTTCAGGAATTTTACAGTCTAGCATTAATACAACTTCTGGCGTTCTGCAAACAAATATAAATAATGTTACATTTGTTAGCGGAGTAACATATAATTCTTCGACACATTCTTTAGTCTTAGCAAGAAATAGCGGTAGTAGTGTTACAGGCGTTCTTAGCAATGTTATTCATAGTGGAGATAACGTTAGTTTTCTTACTAATAACTCTAATTATGCAACGACAAGTTTGGTTAATATTGTATCTGGAATTTTACAGTCTAGTATTGGTGCTGCTTCCGGAGCATTAATAAATAATATAAATGCAGTATCTGGCGTATTACAAACAAACATCAATAATGTTCCTTACGTTAGTGGTGTAACTTATAATTCCGTAACTCATTCGTTGTTGCTGTCAAGAAATAGTGGCAGTAATATTACCGGAATACTTACTAATGTTGCTCACAGTGGAGACAACATAAGTATTTTTACAAATGATGTTCCTTATCTTCCTACAGGTGATTTAAACACTACCTTACAAGGCGGCACTGGCATTGAGTTGGCTTATTCGTCTGGAGATAACACTCTTACATTCAATGCTATATTAGCTAGTTTGTCTAATACAGGCATTGTTAAATTAACAAACACAATAAATAGTGATCAAGATAAAGCCCTAACACCTAAGTCTGTTGATGATGCTGGCTATATTACCACAGGGGTGTTTAATACTAATTTACAAGCTGGTACAGGTATAACTGTAGTTTATGATAGTGGTGATAACACCTTAACTTTTAATACCGATACAAGTGTTTTTGTAACTGGTGTCTCGTATAATTCTGGAACTCATTCTTTAGTTTTGTCCAGAAACAGCGGTAGCATAACAGGAGTTTTGAATGGGATTATTCATAGCGGAGACAACGTTAGCTCTTTAGTTAATAATGTTCCGTATGCAATTAGTGGTACTCACATAGCTATAACCAATGCTGCTTCTAGTGTTAATAATAGTAGTAATGATTTTGTTCAAGATCTTTTGTTTGATCAGTTTGGGCATGTTACAGGGGTGGTGTCACAAACAGTTACAGATAATGATGTTAATACTTTTGTGACAGGTATAACTTATAATTCAGCTACTCATTCATTAGTACTAGACAGAAATTCCGGATCTGTTACCGGTGTTTTAAATAATGTTGTCCATAGTGGTGATAATATAAGCTTTTTAACAAATGATGCCAGCTATGCCACAACAAGTCTTGTAAATACTGTGTCCGGTGTTTTACAAGCTAGTATAAGTTCTGCTTCCGGAGCTTTGATAACCGACATAAATACTGTGTCCGGTGTTTTACAAGCTAGTATAAGTTCTGCTTCCGGAGCTTTGATAACCGACATAAATACTGTGTCCGGTGTTTTACAGTTTCAAATAGATAACATTGCTTCTGATACCAATACGTTTGTAACAGGAATCGTATTCAATACTGGCAATAATAATTTAGTTCTTGCTAGAAATATTGGAGCAAGTGTTACTGGTAACTTACAAGGAGTTTTGGTTTCTGGTACAACATACCATAAATCTATATCAGCAGCATCTAGTAGTGATAATTCTGGTAGAACATATATCCAAGATATACTTTTAGATAGTAATGGTCATGTCACAGGACTAGCCACTGCTACAGAGACTGTAACGGATACCAATACTTTTACAACAGGAATCGTGTTTAATACAGGAGATAAGACTCTTGTTCTTAATAGAAGTGGCGGTTCTGTTACTGGTACTTTGACCAATGTGCTTGTGAGTGGAGACAATGTTAGTCTTTTAAATAATGACGCAGGATATTTAACAGCACATCCAAATATTACTTCTGTTTCTTCTTCTGATAATTCTGGCAGAACTTATATACAAGACATTTTGCTAGACAGTAACGGACATGTCACAGGAGTAGCTACCGCAACTGAAACAGTTACAGACACCAATACAGAATATACAGCAGGTACGGGATTAGATCTTAGTGGTACAGAGTTTAACATAGATAGTACAGTATTGACTACGGGTAATCTGATTGCTGGTACAGGGCTCAACTTTAATTCGGTAGCTAAAAGGTTAGATATAGACAGCACGGTATTAACTACAGGTAGTAGTATTTCTAGCCTAAGTAATGTAAACTTGTCCGCACCTGTTAATTCTGATCAAATACTAAAATATGATGGTGGCAATTTTGTAAATACTGATCTTGGTCTTAACTTAATGAAAAGAGGAAGCCTTCCATTTGGTGGATATAGTGATGCTCAAATGGGTCATTATTTCTTTTTTGATGGAAGTTCTGAAGCTGTTATAAATACAGATGGAGATGATATAAACTTTAGGGTTGAAGGTAGTGGTGGTACTAATTTATTATTTACTGATGGTGGAACTCAAAGAGTTGGTATTGGTACGCCTTCTCCAGCCCATAAGCTTGATGTCAACGGTATGATTAGATCTGTACATGCAGATGGTGCGTGCGGATTAATTGTTGAAGGTACTGGTGGTTCTGGTATTCATATTGGTGATTGTGCATATGCCGCAGGTCCTACATATGCTGGAATGCAGCACAGCGCCCATACTAGTTCTAGCGAGTACATGATAATAAGTCGGGGTGATCATACATTCCTCAGCGCAAAAGACGGTTATGGAGTTATTATTCGGGGTGGTAACAATAATGGGAATTGTGAAATAAGAGTTTACGATGCTGCTGTTAGTGGTCAAAATGCTGTTGTAATTAATGAGTTGGGCTCTGATCGAGACATGAGGATTGAAGGGCTTGTTGACTCGGTATTTGACTATCAAAATTTATTTAAAGTAGATGCTAGTGCAAACAGCATTGGTATAGGTACAGGTACTCCTAATTACACATTAGATGTTGCGGGTGAAACTAGGATTATGCCTAGACCTTCTCCAAGTGGCCACACTCTTTACCTTGGTAGACATCCATATCAAGCTAGTATTAAAGCTGAAGGAGCAGGAGAAGGAACTAATAATAACTGGTTAATAATGGACAGTGCTGGTTCAGGAAATAGCTGTGCTTTAAATTACTTTACAGATGATGATGTATTATTAGCTTATGGTGGTGGTAATGTTGGCGTTGGAACTATAGATCCCGGTAGTCATAAATTTAGAGTTTTTGGTGGTTCTGCTGCCTTCGATGGTGGTCATGTTACGATAAATGATAATGCTGGAAACTACGACTTTAGAGTTGAAGGACAAAATGATAGTTCTTTATTCCGCACTGATGCCAATCTTGATGCTATAGGTATCGGTAGAACAGCAATAGCAAATTATAAACTTTCAATCTATCAAGATAAAAATTTCTCTGATCTTTCTGCTGGTGGAACTGCAAGAGGAATAGATGTAGATTGTGATCATGTGTTTGATGCTGTTTCAAGATTAAACTATAGTCACGGTCTAGAAGTTAATATGACTCAATCAGTGAATCATGGAGTAACAAATTCTGGTTACTGCATGGCTATAGATGCTAACGGATTGGTTAATGGTAGCGGAACAATAGTGGGAGCTTATGGTCTTCGTACATATGCTGGTGGTCATACTAGTTTTCAATCTAGTGGTGTTATAAATGAAAGTTTTGGTATTCGTAATAGAGTATTGAATCTTGGCTCTGGTGAAATGACTACTGCTTATGGTTTATATTCAGAAATATCTTCAGGTTCTGGAACTTTTGGTGGAAGTATACAAAATGCTTATCATATACGTTTAAGGCCAACTAGTGAAGTTGCTACCTCTAATAAATTTGGTATGTATCAAGAAGGTACTGATGATAAAAACTATTTTGCTGGAAATGTAGGCTTAGGAACAGCTACTCCTTTACATCCACTCCATGTCGTTGGTACTGGTAGAATTAATAGTTTAAATGTTAATGGCGTCTATACATTCCCAAGTGTTGATGGTACAGCTGGACACAGCTTAGTTACAGACGGTGCTGGAAATATTGTGTTTAGCGGGGTTACTGGTGGTGGTAACATTGATGGTACTGGTACAGCAAATTATATTGCTAAATGGAGTGATGTAGATAGTTTAACAAGTGGTATTATTTATGACAACGGGACGAATATTGGTATTGGCACTGCCTCTCCTGATCACACATTACAGGTTGTAGGAAATGCAAAAGTTGACGATATAGTTATTAAGGAGTGGCCTCCTGCTACAGCATATAGTTCTATTACCCATAAAGACTATCCTGATTCTACTTATATGATGATTAGTAATGGTCGGCACACTTTTGTTTCTTCAAACGCAAATGGTATTACTTACGTTCGTGGACCAAATAACAACTCTAGTTCAGAGATTCAAGTGCAGTCTGCTGCTGTTGTTATTAATGAAGGTGGAGGCAATTCTGATTTTAGAGTAGAAGGTGATTCTGATGCAAATCTATTATTCGTAGATGCTAGTACAGACAGAATTGGAATTGGCACATCTTCTCCGCAAGCAAAACTAGACGTTAGTGGAACTGTTCGGTTTAATGATTTAGTAAGATGGGAATATCCAGCCAAATCGCTGGATACTGCTATAGATGATTTTGGTTATTTACGTTTTTATGATGAGACTAACGGAATTGCAGGAATAGGCGTTTCTACCAGTAGTTTTAACGTTGGAACTAGTGGTACTATTAATCTTCGTTTTATAGGTCAGCAAGTAGAACTCGCTAGATTTGATACTGCTGGCAACTTTATTTTTAATGATGGTCTTCGGAATTGTGACTTTAGAGTTGCAGGTGATACAGATTCTAATTTGATTTTTTCAGATGCTAGTACAGACAGGGTCGGTATTGGTACATCTTCTCCGCAAGCAAAACTAGACGTTAGTGGAACAATAACTGCCAGCGGAGGAAATTCAACTCAGTGGAATACAGCTTATGGATGGGGTGATCACAGTACTTCTGGATATCTTACAGCACATCCAAATATTACTTCTGTTTCTTCTTCTGATAATTCTGGCAGAACTTATATACAAGACATTTTGCTAGACAGTAACGGACATGTCACAGGAGTAGCTACCGCAACTGAAACAGTTACAGACACCAATACAGAATATACAGCAGGTACGGGATTAGATCTTAGTGGTACAGAGTTTAACATAGATAGTACAGTATTGACTACAGGTAGTAGTTTGGGTGCTCTTAGCAATGTTACCCTAAAT